TTATTTTATGAGTAAGTTTTTATACGTTGGTTTCTCAGCTAAATCTTTATTCAAAATATAGCCTTTCCGAAAATTTACCCTATCATAAACATCAAGCCACGAATTATTGCCTGTTGATCCCTTTTCTACAGTATCGTTAATAATAACCCAGTCATTATATTTTAAATTTTCGACGACTTCTGACGATACATCTGGTGATGTATACATTGCAACCTTGTTTTTTGAAGAAACAAAACGAATTGGATTGTAATTTTTCCAATGTTTGTATTTCTCTTTTAGTTTAAAATAATAGGGCATTTTATAACAAACAGTATCTAAATTCTCGTCATTATCATCCTCACTCCATACCCCTTTGGTTAATACTGTAATGGAGTCTATACTCTTTTTATTTACAAATAAATATTTCTGACGCAAATCAAGATTTGCAAGGTAATCTCTCTTGGATTCTTCTTCTTTCCATGAAGGTAGAAATTCGAATTTCCAGACATCATCCTTTTTATTAATAAGTCCAAAATTAATTCTCGCATCCTTACCTTCAAATTCATCAAAAACAGCTATCTCATAATTGGAACTACTCTCGACTTTATAATTTTTAATCCGATACAATTGATTCCTAAAAGGATTAAACTCATTGTCATAAAAAATATTATCAATGGTCGCATCACTAATAAGAGATTTAACATTAAAATTAAGTGTTATATTCTGGTAATCTCCTTTTTTTCCCAAGAAGTAACAATACTTATTTTCATGAAGCATAAGATGGTAAACCTGACTTTCAAGTTCTTTTATCCTTTTATTACCTAAAACCTGACCCTTAGTATTTTCTCCTTTTTTAACACCTACAGTACCAACATCTTTTTGTTTCTTAACACAAGAAACAGCAACTAAAGAAAATAAAACAATAAGCAAATAACGCATACACAATATAATTAAATTTGAAGTAAATATAGTACATTTTTAAAATATAGTACCTTAATTTAATTGAATATGAAAGTGATCCGGGTTATCTGAAAAAACAATAATTATATCTTTATCATCCATTCTCCTTTGCAATTCTTTTTTTAATGCTTCACTTTTTAAATGATGATAGGCTTGATTGTAAACTTTGTTATATTCTGACTTACCATGTTTTAATTTTTCATCGTTTGGAAAAAAATTTCCTTGCTTAGGAAAGCCAAAACCATAATTACCTTTAGGTAAATGCTTTATAATTTCTAAAACCATTGTTTCAGCATTTGGCTTACTAAAATCAATTTTATCATTAGAATACGTACTAAGATTAATATCTATTGCACTAGCTTTATTTCCATGTTGTGACCCCCTTAAAGCTCCCGCTATTCGGTCTTTACCATTATTATTCCAAACCATAAAACTACCCAGTTTTAACTTATTCGGTTCTTTTGGATTGTAATTGTTATCAACCCAGTTTTTAACATTAGACTGAATTATTTTTAAGGCTGTTTCAATTATTGGTATATCGGTCAAGGTAGGGTCAAATTTATTTGGTTTAGCATTTCCTTTACCACTTCCTATTATGATTCCATCTCTAATCTTGATAAAAGTATCCTGACTGCCTCCAAGCCCTGATTCAAAAACCCCCGGTTTTCCTTCGGAATTAAATTCAACCAAATTTAATGCATGCGCTTCCAAAATTAGAGCAGCTATAGATGAATTTTTATCTTTAATTGGACTCTTTTTATATTCTTTCTTCAGCCAACTTTCTATTTTCTGAGTAATATTGTATTCCTCTCTTTTATATTTTAATTCGTTTAATCTATTTTCCCATCCTTTTTCGTACACCTTTTGTGTAGGATCCTTTTTAATAATGTCTTCAACAAATTTTCTCCTATTTTTATCTAATTTTTCATAAAATATTTTAGGATCAACCCGATTAATATTATTCACTGTACTTGTTCCAAAAACACCATCTGCTGAAACATTTAATGTTGCTTGAACTACTTTCGTAGCATTAGGAACTCCGGAATGTATTGCAAAATCAAAGATATAAGCCGCAATACTAGCATTATAAATTTCATCCCCATGAATTTTATTCCAAAACTCAATCTTATATATTTTTTTAGCCTCAGTATTAGAAAGATTTCTGTGCATTTCTACTGTTCCTGCTTCACCATTACCATATAGGTTATAAAAACTTTCATATGTCTTAAAAGTAATCCCTTTGTTCGTCTTACCACCTCTATCTTTTTTATCATCAACATAACCTCCTTCAACTTTAAAAACATGTATCATATTCTCGTCAAAATGGCTTTTGTAAGTCCCTGTATTGGCTGTATTTGTTACATTACTTACAACCATATTCAATCCTTTATAACCTAGATGCAAAGTAGAATGTCCTTCAATACCTACGAAGTAACTCATTTTTTCGCCAATTTTTGCACCCTTGCGACGTGTTATTTTAAAAGTCGCAGATGCATTACCTTCTGAATCTATTTTTACTTTACTTCTGTAGATTGGTATTTCATCGACTTTATGGGCTGTTAATACAATTTCTTTCCCTATCATGTTTTGCGTTTTAGCGACAATGGTTACATATCCACCGCTATAGCTAAGAGGAATTTCATCCTTTGCCGTGACTCTTTTTCCATCGTACTGAAAATAGGCAGCTGTTATGTTTGCACCCGTTACAACATTTAAAACTGCCGTATTTACACTGGCATTTTTCTTAAATGCATACAGTCTATTATTTTGTATCCCCATCAACTTGAAACTAATTTTCGCCGTTTTTCCTTCCTGAATCCCAAAACGTCTCTGAAAAGTATCATCAAAAGTTATAATCCTATTTATTTCTCCACTTTCATTCGTTGTCGTTTCATTATAATAAGAAGGCGCTTTACTGCCGTTTAAGTAAAAACTAATTCTTACTTTCTGATTGTCATAGCCCGGAATCTTCGCTTTTACATGATTTACTTCTCCCGAAAAACCAGAAGTTTCTTTTTTGTCATCATTACTATAAGCCCAATACGCCTCAGTGACTTGCGGACGCTGCACTTCCATTTTGTAGACAGCTTTAGCATCAACACCTTTTGCTATGTCACTAAAGGCTTCTATTGTGTAGTGCCCTTCTTTATCGGGCACAGATATCCCAAAAGATTCCCATTTATGAAGGTGCTTTCTTTTTGGAGTGTCTTTTTCAGTATACCAGATATCTCCTGACGTTAAATACGGATTATACTTAGAATCATAAACGATCCATTTTACATCCTGTTTTTCTTTATCTGTAGGAGGTATTTTAAAAGTTTTTGCTTCTAAAGTAAAAGTCTTATTTGAACCGCCCAATAAAAAGACATTTTTGTTTGATTCTCCTTTGATAGGACCAATACTGGTCACTTCATTTTTAATTGCTGAAACTTCAAATTCCTGCGTCAATGCATATTGATTCTTACTGATTATTTTAATCTTATAAGTTCCCAAATCGGGCATCAATACGCTAATATTTCCTGTTGAATCTAGTTCTTTTTCGTCTGAAATTATGGTTCCTTTATTATTAGTTTTAGTCTCTATTTGATAGTAAAGCTTTAATGGATTTAGTGATTTTACTTTAGGGTATTTCAAAGCTGTCTTAAATAAAACCTCTTTCGATGAAGGTCTCACCAATCGTTCTTTAACTATAGAAGGAGGTGTAATAACAATCTCCTGAGCCACTATTTTTACTTCTGTAAAAGCGAATGACTTTTTACTTTTTTTATTGTTGGCTCCGTACTCATCTCCATAGGCTTCAATTTTATAAGTGCCTGCTGTATCAAAATTATAACTAAAGGATGTCCCTTCATCTTCAAAAATAGTTTCTTCGTATTTTTTACCTTTCTTCTTTTTGTAAACAATCCAGTTAATACCATCATTTTTATTTCCATTTTGAACGATCAGGGTTTCGTCAAGGAAAAACTCCAAAGTTTCTCCTATAATAAATGAAGAAGTATTTGCATTTTTTATTTTGACCGCTCCTCTTTTTACTGCATTTCCCTGAACATCTTCATAACTTATTTCTTTTAAGAATACATAGACAGCCTCTTTTCCAATCTTACCATAAAGTCTATCTGCGCTTAAATTAGGATAAATTTTGGTTTTAGTGGTTATAGTAATTGTACCAGGTAAGTCATCCAGTCCCTCTACTTGTCTTAGCAATAAAAATAGCTCATTATATTGTTCGAAAAGATTAGCAACATTGGTGCTGTCTTTCTGTAATTCTTGTTGGATTATTTTCCAGCGTTTTTTACTTCCTTCGGAAATTTTCCCAAGCAAGATATTGGTATCAATGGCTTTAATCATTTTTTCACGAACGATTTCCCAATTAAAATTTGGGGTCGCTGTTACTGAATTTGACTGTTTTAGAGTGGCATACATTTCTGTAAATAATTCATGATTTGGTTTACCGTCAAAATCCTGAACAGACGCTCCTTTATTTTCATCAAAAGCCTTAGAAATTATAGTCCAATATTCTACTGCTGTTCTATCATTTGCAGCATTAGCCTGCTCTATTTTTTTCCTGATTGCTTCTTTAACAGCTTCCAGAGTGGGCTCACCATTTGTTTGCCATTTTTCCGGCATCGTCAGCATTTGCTGCGCCTCCACACCAGAATAAATCTGACTTGTTAAACCTTTACTTAAATTTAAAGTATCATCTTCAACTCTAAATATCGGAGAAGTAGTGTTAACTGATAGAACAGCACTCATCATTGTGCTGTCGATAGTATCAGCAACGCCTTCTCCGATTGAAGTATTAACATTTGTTGTTCCAAAAGGAATAGTTCCAGCCCCTCCTCTTATATCATCAAAAGTATGCCTCGCTTCTCCGAAAACCGAAGGAGTATTGTTTACCGATAATGCTGTGTTACTTCCTGTTTTAGCAATTGTATCGTTCACGCCCCCTTCGGCTGAGAAATTAGAGTTGTTGACAAAAGGATTTTGGCTCTCCTGCTCCTGCCATAATTGTTCTATATCCTTTTTCTGACTCATTTCTTTTGAAATTTTTGCCAGCTCTTTTATCATGACATTGGTTAAATGTTCAGCACTATTTATATCAGCACTATTTTGTATTAAAATATCGAAATTGTGAATTACGTTTTTACTCATCGGTAGCTATTTTTCAGAGTGTAAAAGTAGTCTCCTAGTTTATCATTTTAAAACTTCAAGACGTTTGTATTCAGTAGTTTCAGTAAGTTTCCATTCTACTGAAACTACTGAATAGAGAAGGTTATTTTTTCTTCTTTTAGTATTCTTCTGTTCTACTTTTACACCCTCAAAAAAATTAAATAATCCTATTTTGTATAGGGATTTGAAATTTTAAAATTTACTACTCACTCCTATTTAACATCATTAAAAACATGGAAAAAAGACCTAAAATACCGGATAAGAAAAGCTTGAAAAACTTCTTAAATCAGTCTTACTTACATCATTAAAAAAGAAAACAAACATGGCTATACAAGCGTTAAATACGATTAAAAACTGGTTTAAAACCGGCTTTAAACCAACACAAACACAATTCTGGGACACCTGGGATTCTTTTCGTCATAAAGACGAAAAAGTTCCTGTAAAAGATGTTGAAGGGATTGACGAATTACTTGCAGAAATTAAACCTACCCATATTAAAGCGGGTAACGGCATAACCATTAATGGATACGGTGATATAAATGATCCCTATATTATTAATTCTGGTTATCCTACAAATGGAATAACTTACACTGATAATCCATTTACAGCCTACTGTTTTATCTATCCAGACAGAGGTTTTCAATACTTTAAAGACAAATCATCTGGTAATGAAGGAAGATCTGCTAGAGCAACTTATTCAGATTCAAGTATAAAATATTTTCTACAGGGCGATGCTGAATGGCCCGAAAATAATAATACTGAACTAGAACTAAAATTTCCTAAACCTACCTCTAGTTATAGTACTTACACCATACCTATCTCATTTAATGGTCAATTCGCAGATACAAAGGGTAATATAAATTTAAATCGTACATTCTTAGAGAAACAGTCTGAAAAAACAGAAAACACCCAGTTTTACATAAAAGAAACTGATGGAACACAAAGCATGTTAAGCATAGAGAAGGCTGCTTATGAACACACTTATATATCAGATGCTGATAGCGGTAATTTAAATGCAGTTAAATATGACCGAAATACTTTAGTCCCTTCGGAAAATTCTATTCCCAGCTCAGCAGCAGTATCCAAAGCTATTCAGGAAAATATAGTAATTGATTCTCAAATTGAGGTAGGTACACATATGAGCATCCCTAATTCGTGGAACAAGCAAACAATTATATTCACCTCTAGCTGTACCATAACAATACCAGCAACATTACCAACAAATTTTTATTTTAATGCCATTACTATAGGTCAGGTAAATGTAACCTGGTCAATAACTTCACCATTCACATTTTTATTTGATGATCCAGGGGTTATTACAGAGAAAACTTATTTTAATTTTCTAAGGAGAGGCAATACAAACAGTATAATAATTGGTTTATAATGAGTTTAAATACATTTAATTTCGGAAAAACAAGGTTTCCTACCAAATTAGTCGGAAGTCCTTTTCAGGGGAGTGCTAAATTTGCAGGAGGGTGTTTAGCTCCAAATGGCAATATCTATTTTGCTCCCTATTTATCTTCTAGGATTTTAGAGTTTAACCCGAATTCTTATGAGACAAATTATGTAGGAAGTGTTTATAATGTAGCAGAGGGATGGCTTGGTGGGGTTTTAGCACCAAATGGCAAGATTTACTATGCTCCGCTATTAGGGTATCAAGTTATCGAATTTGATCCTGTAACAAAAACTTCTCATCTTATTGGAACTGTTTTTGGCGGTGGCTATAAATGGTATGGAGGAGTTTTAGCTTCAAATGGTAAAATTTACTATGCCCCTTATAATTCTGGAGAAATACTTGAAATAGATCCTGAGAAAGGGACAACAATACTTATCAATGCAAATATAACTTCATATGAAAACTATTCAGGTTGTGTTCTAGCGAAAAACGATAATATTTATATGATACCTGCAAGGGCTAATAGAATTTTAGAATTTAATCCCATAACAAAAACATCCAATTTTGTTGGAGAAACTTTACCTCCAACAATATTCAAATATGATGGGGGGACTTTGGCTCTAAATGGTAAAATTTACTTTTCTCCGAGAAGGCAGTCAAGGATACTAGAATTTGATCCAACAACAGGAACAACAACTCATATAGGACAGGATTTTGGTCAAACAAATCTAAATAAGTTTTCTTCTCCTACTCTGGCTCCTAATGGATTAATTTATTTCCCTTTTTCAGGAGAAAACAGAATACTTAGACTAAATCCCTCTACAGGACTAACTGATCTTATAGGAAAATCTATGATGCAACAGGGAAAATACTCTTCAAGCAAGCTGGCTCCGAATGGAAATATATATTTTATCATGGCATCAGCAAATAAAGTTTTAGAATTAAGCCACGTTATAGGCCCAGACTTATTAGGAAACGACAGATTTATCCCTGAAGATTTAAGCTTGCTGGCAACTTCAAACTATAACAAATACTATAACAAACATTAGTATCCCCTAAATAAGACAAAAATATCTTAGACACTTTTTTATCACTCTGCATATCTACCGCTTCGGGTAAAATTGCATATAATTAATTCAAATATATCATGCCAACAAATATCAACACCATTCTAAGCTGGTTCAAAACCGGCAAAAAACCCACTCAAAAACAATTTTCGGATACCTGGCAAAGCTTTTGGCATAAAGACGAACAGATTCCGCAGAGTTCTATTGAGAATCTGGCACAAACTTTAAATAATAAAACTGAAAGAACTCAATTTGAAGATCATAAAACGGATAAAACTGCTCATGAAACTTTATTTGCATCAAAAGAAAACATTGCTAATAAAAATATGGCACTTTCCTCATTATCAACCGATACTGATTACCCGTCTTCAAAAGCAGTTTATGATTTTGTAAATAATCTTATAAGGAGTGAAAATAATGTAAATACAGAAAAAATATTAAATCTGGTAGAATCCAATTCGTTGATCCCGGGCAATTATTATTTGATCAATGATTTTCAAACCATTTATACCATTAATGGATCAAACTCTGCACCAACACTATTTAAAAGACGAATAAATTCTTTTCCCGCAAAGTATGCTGCTCTCGATGTTGGTTATGACCTAAATTTAACTGTAGGTAAAACGGTTGTTATCACTAAACTTCCCAATGACTACACAGGGCCATTACTTGTTGGTTCAACAACAACCGTGACTACCGTTGCCTCACAAGGCTATTATTTTCGTTTTGCCAATGGAATGCAATCCATCATAGGATTAGAATTTGAATATTCGATGCCAAAATACTCCAATGGAATTGCTGACAATTTAACGGTAAATGACGTTAATGGGAATCCCGTAATACGCCCGGGAGGAGTATTAAATACTGAAGTTCACAATGGCACGGCATACATGGATATGTCAGCAGATGAAAATCTTAACGTTCCGTTAGAATCAATTATTTTAAAAGCAAAATCAACAAAAGAGTTCGAATTAGAGGGAAAATCAGTAACCTATCCTGACGATATTATTGAGTATAAACTACCTATAGAAGGAAGTGTCGCTAAAAAAGGAACAATTTTAAGAAGATACAACAAGGCTCTCAATATTGATCTTAAAATTGACTGGAGGGTACAGCGCTATCGCAGATGGAAAATTTCGGCTGATTCTATTTTAAAAACACTGAACCAAGATCAACCGGTAACTTCTTTAACAGGATTTGCAGGTGTTTATCAATTTACAGCAACTAAATCAACTACCGCAACACCCGAAAGATTCTATGTCGCCTACGATTTAGACTATAAATCTTTAACAATCGATGCCGATACAAAGATTGTTGATTTTACAATGGAAGTTAGCTCAAACATTCACGCTAAAGATTTTACGATTTTCAAATTAGATCAGAATCATCAGCCTGTTAATGTCAAAATGATGAAAGTTTCCGGGTTATTTGAGAATACAGTAATTCAGTATAATTTAGGAGAACTTAATTTTGACACGAATGTAGATGCCGAAACATTATCAAATACAACATTTGTATGCTCAGTAGTAATTACCGGAAATTCTAGCCAGATATCCAACAGCTTATTTTTAGATACCCTTTATAATATTAATTCAAAAATTGTAATTAATAACTTGAAATCATTATCTCAACTATCAATAGATGCATCATCTTTTTCTCAAATCAGTAATTCCGTAATCGGTGTTAATCTTAACAATTACAGTAGTGGGAGCAAACCTTCTGTTAGATGGATCAAAATCGAAAACATACAAAGTTCGTCCTTAAACAAGGTCCTTCTGGGTGGGGCATTACCATCTTATAATTTTAACAACTCAATAATTGAAAACAGTACTTTATATTTCTATAATAACTTACGTAATGAAGCTTCACCAATATATACCAATTATAGTAAATTAATATTCAACAACTGTTTAATATTTTCAATGTCCATTTTCAATAGGTCTAAACTAGGCAATACTATATTTAATGGCATCACAAGCAGTGTAAATTATATTTCCACCTCTGCATCAGGAAGAGATGTTTACATCAATTCAGTAGATTTAGATGAAATGAAAATCCAGATGAATAAATTTAATCATAAATTATTTTATGAGGAGCGAGATGCTTCAGACACTTTAAGCATTAAAACTTACGCTTCTCCTCTATTATAGGAGAAGAAAAAAAAAAATCTTAAAATATAATCATCTTTGTTTATCTCGAATTACATTCGAATAATAATGTTAAGCCTAAAAGAATAAAAAATCTCTTTTAGGCTTAACTCTTTTCATTCCGCCCTACTTTTTAAACTACCTCAATTTACTAAACATCTACATTTAAAGAAAACAGCTATCTACTGAAACTACTGAAAACGAGGAGCAGATTTTTCGTTTTCCGACTCCCAATGCCTTATTTTTACATCTGCTAATAAAATCGGTTAGCACTCTCAAAATCAATATAAAAACACCACTTACTTACGGGAATATCCTGAAAGTAACTACCTCATCTATTGAGAATATCTTAAACAGCAATACCAACCTTTAAACATCAAATCAATCATGAATTCTACATCCAGAGATTTAGGAGAAATACCTTCGGCACCAGACATGAGTAATTTTAAAAACCCTTTCGGGCAGCAACCCGAAGGCAACATTATTATTGGAAATTTTAACATTACTCCTTTAAATCCGCCACAAACCACTGAAAGTCTTACCGAAATCCTGAAAAGAGAAAGTACAGACAGTTCTATTTAAAACATCAAAATTCTTAAAATCAAAAAAATGTTAGACGAAACAGCAATCGAAAAACTAAAAGAAAAATATGGTAATGTATTAAAACTTACCTCTGATGATCAATCTATAACAGCATATTGCAAAAAACCATCTCTCACAACATTTCTTACTTATCAAAAACGATACAATGATGATCCGCATGATGCGATTTTGTTTCTGTTCAAAGAATGTGTACTTGAAAAAGAAAATTATGAGGATGAATTCATGCTTTCTGCAGGAAATTCAATCATCTCAATGATTCGGTCGGATAGTGAATTTACCATCAATGCAACACCTCAAAAAGACGAGTTTAAGAAATCCGCAGCACTTATCCGCCAAGCTTTTCAGGTAGATCCTTATCAATTACCTATGGATGAATTTTATAAATTAATCGAAGAAGCACTCTGGCTGCAGAAACACAACGAAACAAGACTCGAAAACACCTTTATTACAGCCTTCGCTAAAACATTCTCCAACTAAAAACTAAAAAAATAATGAAATTCAATTTTAATGTAAACGAAATCTTAGACTCAAAAGATACTGAATATACGGGTATTAACTATAACGAATCTGAATCGAAAGATTTTATTATCGATAAAACCGGAGGCGAATTTAATCTCAGAGTCTTTGCTCCCCTAATTTTTGAACCTCTGGTAAAGAATGATCTCAATCTGCCTAGTTTGCGTATAGATGCGGTAACAGTTAATTTAAATCGCTCAAAAGTTATTAGAAAAGAAGGAATAGAAGGCAGAGATTCAACCATTAAAGAACATATTACAAATGGTGATTTTAGTATTTCGATTGAAGGACTAATTGCCAACGAAAGTGGAGATGAATATCCAAAAGAGAAACTTTTCTTATTGAAACAATTTCTAAATGCTCCCTATGCTTTGAGGGCAACTCATGCCATTCTGAACCGATTTGGTATTTACGAACTGGTTATAGACTCCTACTCTATTCCTTCTATTTCCGGAACAAAAAACATTCAAAAATTCACGGCCAGCGCCACATCAGACGAAACTGTAGAACTAATAATCAGAGACAATGCTTAAACTAAATGCCAAAATTAAAGTTTATGAAACGGTGAGGCTCATCCCCAGTCCGAAATTTTATGAATTTACCTATGTCAAAAACATAGAAATCAATAGCTCCTATAAATCGTTAACCGACACCGCCACGATTGTTATGCCTCAAAAAGTATATACCGATACCAAAGGCTTTGATCAGAACTTATTTGCAAATGCAAGCGGTAAACAAAAAACAATTCATGATTTTTTTAAAGTTGAAAACTTCATAGAAATATTTTTAGGATACGACGGAGATTACAAACCGGCTTTTAGGGGTTATATTACAGGAGTACAATCCGATACCAATGCTACGATAACCTGTGAGGACTTAATGTATGCCTTCAAAAAAATAAAAGCAGTAGATAATACCGATGCTCAGGACAAAAATGACGCTTTGAATGTTGTAGCCACTAATCCAACCACCAATGTCGAAAACTTTAATCCAAAAACGTTTCTTGAAAAAAGAATCAAACCGCTAAATCTTCCATTGAAGATAGATGCTCTTGACGAAAATTTAGGAAATCTAATGATTAACAGAGGACAAACATTGGCTCAAGTTTTCGAAATGCTGAAAGATAAAGGAATCTACACCTACTTTAAAATGGAAGAAGCCCAACCTGTACTTACAATTACCAATAACCCGCAAAAACATACAACCGGAGAATTAAGTAGTTTTATCGATCGTAATTTTATTCAAAGTCCTTTGGCCGGGGCAATTGTAAAAAAACTAATCAATCAGGGACTTCAGCTTTTGAGTTCACAACTAAACAAAACGATTCAAGCCGCTTCCGGGAACTTTTTAGGGAAAGCACGTTTCAGATTTCGCTACAACATCATCGAAGATAAACTGGTGGTTGTAAAGGAATCAACAAAAAATACCCGTACACGAGTAGAAAAGTACTTCAAAAATTCAAACACTCCAATTTACATTGAATTAGGTGATCCGAACGGACAATTAGTAAAAACCCACGTATTGCACAGCGATAGTGAGGATTTACCTAAAGACGCCGTGAATTTCAAAAATACAACAACAAAAGTAACTTCAGAACTGTATCAATATGCCGCATTACGAGCAATGGAATCTAAGCCCAGCGGATTTGAAGGTTCCTTTCTCACTTTTGGAGAGCCGTTTGTTCGACCAACAGATAAAGTAATTCTGGAAAACGCTAAGGACAAAGAAAAAAATGGAGCCTTTCAGGTTGAAAAAGTCGTACGAACTTATGGTGAAAACGGTTATCGACAAAGAATTTACATTGGAAGAAGAGTAGAAGTTTAATAAAAATATATCATGGGAAATATAACCGATTTAATAAAAGATGTTGCCGGTAAGAATCAGATTATTGAAACTTTTGCGGCAAAAGTTATCGAAATAAATAATGAAATAGAATCATTTCACAATCCTGAAGACGCTTATACTGTAAACATTATGCGTGCCGATGGCGCCATTCTTAAAAATGTAAGGTTAAAAGCTTCTATTCAGGATTTGGAACAGGGAATTATCACCATTCCTAAAAAAGACAGCTGGGTTCTGGCTACTATTATAGACGGAGTTGAAACCCGAGCTTTTATCTCGCAATATTCAGAAGTCGATAGATTAATGGGAAGAATACAAGGAACAAATGAACCAAAATTACTTTTTGATTACAGCAGTGATGGCGAGCTACTACAAATTCGTTATGTAAAAACTGATTTGATAACGGAAACTAACGAAACAAAAATCATTGATGTAGCTAAAATCGAATTTAACAAAGATAGAAACTTTAAAGTAAGCTACTTTGATGACGATGAAAAACCACTAGCAATTACACATTTTACATCTGATAGCCTCATAACAACTTTTAATGCGATTAAAGACAAACAGGTAAAAGAATGTCTGGCATTAACTTTAAAAAAGAATGAGGCCTCTTTAAAATTAAATAATCAAGAGGGGAAAAAGCAAAGCACGATAACAATAGATCAGCATAAAATTTCCGGTCTTTTATTTAACGATCAAGAAGCTGAAAAATTAGTTTTTGAATTAAATAGCGAAAATGACAGTATCCAATTAAGAAAAAACGATAAAAATTTAATTGAACTGAAAGGAAAAACAGCCATTACTTTAAAAAGCGAAGGAGATATTAACATCGAAGCAAAAAACATAAATATTAAATCGACTGAAAAAATCAATATTAATGCCACGGGAGATACTATTATAAGCGGAGAAAAAGTAAAAATTAATTAAATTATGGCTACCCAATATGTATGTAATGGTGCCTTGTGTATCTGTGATCAAGGTGCTACAGGGGGCGTTTTGGACGTAAAATCTCAAAACAACATTTTTATTCAGGAAAAGTTAATGGCTACCGATAGTGACCTAACTTTCAAAATTCCTCTTTCCGGAATATGTGCAATAAATCAAAAAAACTGCAGTCCTGTTTTTCTAACTAAATGGGAAAATCCTGCAAATAATGTATTTGAAGGAGATAAAAAAGCTCTTGTAAAAACCTCAACCTTAGCATGCAACGTTGGAGGAGAGATTAGTATTACAAGTTCGCAACAAACTGAATCGAAAATTGTTATATTTGATAATTATTCAGCACCGGAAGTTATAAAACTAAGACAAATTGTCAGTGCTTCCTGGATGACCGGAGATTTAAAAAATAATATAAAAAATGCTTCCTATGATGAAAAAGTAGGTCTTCTAGTTAAAACTATTAACTATGAAGCTGGAGAAAGAATCACTATAATTGTAGATGAAAAAGAGGGCAAAGATATAAATCAAGGGAGTAGAGAAATTAGTTTAAGCGGGATAGTCAATGAAAATGGTTTTGCAGAGTTGAGAGAAATTATAAAAATCGAATCATCAAAACAAAATACAACATGGATATAACACTTCAGATAAAAGAAATTAATGGTAATACTAATTTTAAACAAGTTACTTTAAAAATTAGCAATACCGTAGAAGGAGATTTTTTTGATATGTCTGGAAATTATTTGGGTTCAACTAAACGAAGCAAAAAAGAAATTTATATTTTGGGGAGAGATTTTATAAAAAATCCCTACTCCAGAACCAATCTTCCTAAGGGTTTTTATGACAAACAAGTATCTTTTGATGGCAGAGGTAATATAGTAAATATCAAAGTTGGTGGTCAATATGGAACTATAATTACTGATTTGTCAATGGAAAACAAATTAAAAATCGCTGAAAAAATTTTTAATCATTATTACACTGAGGCCGGTTTTAGTTTGAATGAATTAAAATATAAAACAATTACAAATGCAGATGATTTAGACAGGCATTTAGATAAAGCTGAGATTCAAAGACGAAATAGTAAATACACAGAAGCTAGAAGATTCCAACTTGAAGGTACAGGATTTGCAATAACCAGAATTGGGGGATATACTGATTATTCAGAATATTTAAAAAAATTTGAAGGTGAAATAAGTATCTGTTATTCTCATCTTGGATCTAATTTTGACACTGGCTATGACATTATGAGTATCTGCGCACATGAACACAAGCACCTTGAAGATTGTATAAAAGATTTAAAGAATAACACAACGATAAATTCAGAGAATAGGGCATATACCCATCAAACTCTAGTTGACAAAAATTGGCCTTTTGTATCATTTCGATTTAAAGCTGGAATGTATTTTAATACTCCAGCAAGTTCAAACATGTATAAAGATGACTTTAAAAAAGCATTTGGAAAGCATGACGATTATCAAGAATTTATTGAATACGTACCTGGTAAAAATATCACTTTATGAAAAAAATACTTTTAATAAGCTTATTGGTTCTTTCGTGCAACACAAACAAAACCGCACAACCAATTGATTGCATTGAGAATATAGAGTACACTGAATTTTCCAATGAAAATCAACCTACTGTTATTTTAGATATCAAGATAAATGATTTATCCACTATTAAAAAGCTTGAAAATAAAAAACTTAGAGAGTTTATAATATATTCAATTAAAAAGGAAGATAGAAATTATTTTTTTTATGAAGTATGGAAAACTCCAATTAGAAAAGAGAATACCTTTTCTTTCATAATTAGAACAAATTACTTTTCTCAAAATATTTCAGATAAAGAAAAAAGAATTTGGAACAAGGATAATATTACAAAAGCATTAAGTGGTGATGTAGGTTTAATTTTCGACAAAGATACTATTCATGTCAAGCCTAGTAAGGATCGAGAAATAACAATTCAATTACTTAATGATTGAAAAACTAAAAAAGAGAAAATTTCAGATAATCTGAAATTTTCTCTTTTTTAGTTTAATTCAGCTTTTTTCTTAAGGTTTCCTCCATTTCATAGAATTTGCTTTCGAGATCATGAATTTTTTCATAGATATTAACAGGGTCGGGCATTTGTTTAGACGCATACATACTGGCGTACCAAACTTCCAGAATATCTTCGGCATAAATAGAATACATCGGGTAATTTCCGTCTCTGTTATCCGATTTAAGGATTAATTTTCCACTTTCCCTAATTCGGTTTAAAACCCTTTTTACTACTACCCCGTCATTCTTACTGATGATCACATAAATTCTTCCGTCTAAGATGTCATCAAAATTATCGACATATTTCCCAAAAAGATAATCCCCATCGTGTATGGTTGTCGACATCGAATTTCCTTTGATTTCAAAACACCTGTAGGTTCCGTTCTTTAGCATCGGCATACTGAACGAAGGCAGGGTTTCCATATACTCCGGATCTGAATAACCGTCCAGGTACCCCGCACGTGCTTTAACGCCAACAAAATTGATGTTTTCCTCTCCGTCTTCATTTACCGTTATAATTTTCGGCAAATTTAAACCAACCGCATCATTGGTTTTCTGAACAAAAATTTCATCGCTTGCTCCAAAAAAATACTCCGGATTTACATTGCAATGGGTAATAATACTTTGGAGTAAATCAAAACCAGGTTTTGTTCTTTTTCTTTCTCCATCAGATTGCAATCTTCCAATCGTGATACTATCTATTGTAGTACTGGTTACTCCTATTAACTTTGCGAATGAGTTATTGTTTAACTTCAATTCGTCTATAATACGTTTTATTTTAGCATGTATTTCCATGTTGTAGTTGTATTTGCTCATTATATGTAATATGTTTTAACACCTATACACATTCCACTATATGTTGCAAAACTAAATAATATAAAATGAATAATCGCATTTTTTAAACTTTTTTTCATATAACTACCGAATATAAAGACATTTGAGAGTTGTTTCCTATCGTATTGCTCGAATACAAAGTAAAAAAACACAAATCATATTACTGAAACTATTGCATTTTAAACCGTAATATGTTGTATTTATTAAAACATATGTTGTATATTTGTCAAAAAATAATCCATCATATGATTTTAAAAGATTTTTATAACGAGAAAAAAAACGCAATTCAATCAGAGTTTACTTCTGATGCTCCAACAGTACAACTTTATAGTGATGCTATTTTTAAAACATCAATCGAAACACCGATCGTAATGTTTAAATACGACAACATCAACTGGGAAACATCCTCTGAAAAAAACTATAAGGCCGATGTATCTTTTTGCCTGTATATTGTATTACCGGTAGATACTATTTCATCAACAAGTTACGCAAATGCATTTAATCTTGCACAGCGTATAGACAAAGCGGTATTATCTAAAAACAACAGTAATACGCATATTGATACCAATTCAACATTCAAAATAAGGGAAAAACAGTGTACAAACGAACATACCTATTGGAATAAAAATGATTATTTTATTTGGGAGATCACTTACAAAACCACATTGATCGAAAATACCTTAAAAAAGAAATACATCCTCTTTAATAACGGATTGAGTAACGAAGCTCTGGAAGACTTAGGATACAATTTAACATCTGATATCATCTCCATAAATCCGAACCAAGTTAAAGGCGCTATAGATTTAGATACCACTCCCTAAAATCTAGTCGGCAATTTAAGAAAGTTAATTCCAATCAGATCATTAAGCAGCACCTTACCAAAAACAAAATTAATCCTTACCCTTAAAACTCCACAAATGAAAAGAAGCAGAACACTATTAGACAAAAGAAGAGAATATGTTATTAATTATCTAAATAGAAATCAGGCTAAACAAATGAAAGTTGTGGTTTCGGAACTTTCGGATACTTTGTTCTTAACGGAGCGTACTATCTATACGATTATCAATGAAGGTCTTTCTTTGGAAGCCAGCGCTTAATAGACTGAAACTACTGGCTTTGACCATTCAAAAAATTGGAAAAACACCCTTTGAGCCTTAAATTTGTACTCGCCGGCAGACCACAAATTCACTTCTAATCTAAGATAACAAACCTACTTGTATTGACCTCCAAAAAGCATCTTTGCTACTTTTTGAGTCTTAGATTACGAATACTATTTTAAAAATAACAATTAACTAAAAACGAGAAGTTTAACAACTTGTCACAGGCCTCTTTTTGCCCTTTTTTAAGCAAAAAACAAATTTTAAACATTTAAACATTTTATATTATGAGTACATTAAACGATGTAGTAATTACCAAATTATCAGGCGGATTAGGAAGAAGAACTCCGGAGCAGGACATGGTTTCAGGATTACTTTTTGACGGAGTTTCGACTGAAAAATTAGCATTAGATCAAGTAAAACGTCTGGCTTCATTAGAAGATGCCGAAGCATTAGGAATTACAGCTGATTATGATGTAAACGGACAATCGGCCTACTACCAAATTCAACAATTTTTCAGAATGAATCCGTCCGGAGATTTATACATTATGGCCACCACAGCTCCTTCATATTCTGCTATCGTTGAAAAAGCAATGAATATGCAAGAGCAGGCAAATGGCAATATTCGTCAACTTGCAGTAATTTTTAGTGGTGAAACAGCATTTACGGAAACAAAAGCTGCAGTAACAAAAGCGAAAACTCAAACTGCTCTTGGCTATAAAGACTTTATGCCTTTTGAAATTATTCTGGAAGGAAAAGGATTTGTCGTTGATGACGCAAATGATTTAACCGAATTAGAGGCAGAAAATGTTTCTGTTGTAATTGCTATGGATGTTGAAAAAGCATTAGAAAAAAAACTAGTTCGAAAAGATACCGGAAAACCTTACGCTTTAGCCCCTAATGAAAGATTGGTTTTCGGAGAAGGTGAGGGTAATTATGTTGTAGAAAATGACCTGCATGAACCAAAAAGAGAAAATGGTCTTGCTATTGAATTCGTTTATAAAGATTCATACAAAAATACCGCAGCAGTTGGATTAGCATTAGGCGCCATTTCGAAAGCCAAAGTATCAGAGAACATCGCCTGGATCGAAAAATTCAATCTTACCGGTGAAGGTTTTTCTAAAGCAGGATTCATTGGGGACCAAAAAATCAAATCCCTTGCAGATTTAAGAACTTTAAACGAAAAAAGATACATCTTCACCCAAACACACACAGGTTTAGCCGGAATTTATTTCAACGACAGCCACACTTGCACGACAGGTACATCTGACTATGCTTATATCGAAAACAACCGTACGATCAACAAAGCAACCCGTTTGTTGCGTGCCGCTTTACTACCAAAATTAGCTTCACCGGTTTTAGTGGATATCGATGGTAAATTACCGCAATCGGTTTCAAAAAGTTTCGAAGGATTATGCAGAAGTGCCTTAGAGGGAATGGTAGCGAATCAGGAAGTATCTGCTTTTGATGTGTATGTAGATCCAAAACAAAACATTTTGGCGACTTCAGAATTAAAAGTGAAAGCCGAAATTACTCCAATTGGAACTGCCCGTAAAATTAAAGTTGATTTAGGATTCAAAAATCCTTTCGGAATCGATAAAGCATAATTTAAGCTTTTCTTATCTCTCAAAAACAATAAAATCTCCTCAGGATATTGTCGTCTTTCAATCGTCTCAAATAGTGATTGAATCCGATGATAGGCTTGGAGCGTTATCAGAATTATAAAATAAAAAATCAAGAAACATATGAATAAGTTACCCTTAATTAACGGACAACAACACAGCTGGTCATCAATTGAAGTAAGTATCGCAGGTAACATTGTTACCGGTATTACCGCTGTCAACTATAGTGACTCAGTATCAAAAGAAAACCACTACGGAGCCGGCGATATGCCTGTGCACAGAGGTAGAGGAAAGTACGAAGCAAAGGCTTCTATTACTTTATACAACTATGAGGTAGAAGCTATTCTGGCTGCTTTACCAAAAGGACAAAGATTACAGGATATTAATCCGTTCAGCATCATTGTAAGTTATTTGGATGACAGCAACGAAGTAATTACTCACACGGTAAGAAACTGTGAATTCAACTCCAATAGTAGAGGAATTAGTCAGGGAGATACTAAAATTGCGGTTTCTTTTGACTTAATCTGCTCTCATATCGAATGGAACTAACCATTACCAATATTCTTTAACCTTAATAATTCCTGTCTAAAAAACCGACTCAAAAGAGAAACCCAATCTTATAGCGTTATGCAGAAAAGAAGTTCAAAAGCAACATGATTTCTGTCCGCAAATTATTTCTACAGCTCTTCGCGAGTCCGTTTTCGGGCAGGTAATTATCTACTTCACAGGCTGCCTGAGCATTTTCATCCTGAAATGCAGCTCAGGCAGCTTTTTTTCAATCCAAAACAAGTTATCAAAATGGAAACAACCCACACCCAAACTGCCGATGTCCTGGACGGAAATATTACCCAGGCCCAGCTCAACCAATGGAAATACAAACATAAAAAAGTTGTTAAACTCACCATTGCCGATGATGACGAAACTACACTGTTTGCGTATTTCAGAAAACCCGATATGAGTATTCGTGCTGCCGTTTTACAAGCATCCAAAATGGATGAATTTAAAGCACTTGAAGTCCTTTTTAAAAACTGTTATCTCGGCGGCGATGCCAAAATCGAACAAGAAGACGATTTGCGTCTCAATATTACCACAGCCTTCTCTGATCATATCCAGCCAAAACCCGTTAAAGTCGAAATTTTGTAACATCTGCCCATTTGCCATACCATAAAATACTAAAAAAATGATCGTTAAAAACCATACCATTGAACTAAAAGATACCAGTGCTTCAGAAATGGCACGTTTTAGGCAAATTATGCTTGGCATTTGGAGTCAGCAGATTGAGGATGATGAAAATACTTCTAAAATGAATATGTTTATTGAAGAGTGGTCCAAAAAGAAAAAGAAAAAGAAGAAAACTAAAAAAGTCATCCCTATCTATAAGAACATCTACATAGCCTTAGACTATGACGGAACTCAAGTAGGCGATCAAAACCGAGAAATCGTGGAATTCACATCTATGGAAAAATCCGGATGGAAAGGAATTTATGCTTCTAATATTCGGGAAGCAAATACGCAATTAATTAACTATTTGAGAGGAACAATAGCAGATAATATCCTTTTAGAAACTCACGGCGGCCCAGAACGTTATTTGAACAAAAATGGAGAAGTACTTTCGGTAGGAACTTATATGTCTGCGGATAACAACAACCGTAGTCATATTGGAGAAAAAGATTTATCTAACAGCATTACCGGAACTAATACTAAAAATCAAGACGATGTCAACGCGCTTGTAAGTATAATAAAACAAATTAAGCCAAAAGGCAATTTCTATTTGCAAAGTTGCAATACTGCTGATAGTGATATTTTTTTTAACAATCTGCACACATTAACTGGAAACACTGTAAATTTGTATGGCAGTAATGAATTAACTTCAACAAGATTTGTATTAAATAAAAATAAAAAGGGTATAGCAAATTATACCCCAGCGAATCTTTTCGATAGAAATACTATTACAACACGAGGAGGAAAACTCTACCAAGCTGATCGCAAAGATGAACCTCCAATATTATTAAATAATATAAAAATTAACAAATCCGGAATCGTCTCATTTTAAAATTAATTGTATGAAATTATTGTTTTTTTACTTCATCGTTGTTTTATCTTCCTATTCACAAACTTCCTTCCACGGTATCTTAAAATCTCTTAATGGAGTTTCAGAAACTAATATTTCGGAATCCAATAGAGCTTCATTTTATTTAGGAAAAGATTCATTTGATAAATTTACATCAAACAAAATTTTAGATCTCTACAAAGATTCCAGTACAAAAGCAGAATATTGCATCATACCAATAAGTATATCCAGTGAGTTTAACATTTATGTTCAAATTCCCTCATTTATTCTCAAAGAAAAAAAGAATCTGGTAACCACAAATGTCTACGGTTCTTATTTGATTTTCGATAAAAAAGACAGTAAATTATACCGTATAGATTGTGAAAGTTCTTGTGGTTCCGTATACAAAAAGAATAAAAACGTTTTAATTACTAATAGCTCTTTTAATATGTTGATGCCTAGTGTTTTTATTCTCGATAAAGACCTAAAAAACTTAAAAAAAGTAATGTAAAACGATTTGAAATAGTCTCTTAATCCTCATTTTTCAAAGTCAAAAAAAACGAGTACTATTTATAATATTGCAAATATTGGCTTTTTTTATAGTTCAAACTCTAAATATAAATCTTTAGCCATCAATTTGAGATCATTTTTTAATCAATGACAGCTCGCAGTATGCCAAGCACAACATATATAAATTACGAAGAAAAAAAAGGATTTTGGATTGGCGAATTTACGTTTGAAATTATTTGTGCCTTTATTGTAACGGCATTTGAACAAATTACACTACAGGATAAACCAGATTGGTATTTAGAAATTTTTGAAGACTTTGACGAAATCAGAAAGGGACATCTACAAAGAAGAATGGTTCTTTTACTAGAAGATTATTTAGCATTCTTACCCGAAAAAGAAAATAAAATCATTGAAGTCTTTGAATTAGCAAAAAAACTAATACAAAATGAAGGAGAAAAGATACTTCCTGAAAAGCTCAATAAAATGCAAGATATAAAAGATTGGCCACAAACTGAAGTAGAATGGACAGGTCCTATATATACAGATGATATGATTCATGTTGTGGATATTATGATACTAATGCTTAAAAAAGAATGGACTGAACAGGACTATACAGTAGTCTTTAAATATTAAGTCTTTTACATATTATTAAAATCGAACTGTAAATTCAGTATCATTTGTTTTCTTATCTAACCTTCCTGAATTTAGAACAGTTTCAGTCTAATCATCTCTCAAGACTAATCTTTTACCTTTCTTTATTTAGCCGGATTTTTAATAAATTTATTCCTTTAATAGAAGATTTTTAAACCTTTACTGCTGAAAATAAATCATGACAACAGAAGAACAAATAATTGAAAAACTAAAAACATGGTTAACAAAAACAAAAGTCATATCGTATGATGAGCGTATCCCCTTGAATTGCTGGGATAAAGAATTAAAAGAATTGAGAGATGGAATAGCAAAAGAAGTTTACATAGTATCATTTAAAACAAAAAGCACCAATATAGAGTATAATGAAAAAGGCGAAGTAGTTTCTTTTTTCGAAGGAATGTATTGCTTTGCCTATTTTGATGCCGAAACGTTAGAACTGCTTTATATAATGAAAAAGGCGGGATATATTGAGGTTGACGGTTCTTATTAAGTAAAACCAATGCATTTTTTTAATTTTCCTCATTAATAAAACAATGAAAACTATAACAAAAGTTCTATTCTTTATTGGAGTTTTTCTTTTTCTCTTCAGCTATATTATTGATCCGTATAAAATCAATGAAGAAAGTTATATTGTAATTGATGGAGATACTGTCGCTTTCTTAAAAATGTTATACATAATTACATGCCTGCTTTTCGGATATTCATTTTACATATTTCTAAAAATTTTCAAAACTAAAACTTATACGATTTTTTCTTTTATTCTATTTGTGATCAATTTAACACTTTTGTGCAAAATGTTTTTCTATTTTGATTCATTTCTAGAATAAAATTCTAAAGAAAGCTTATTTATTCTTCTGAAGATAATTCAATCTTGACCAATGTATGATTCATAAATTGTGCATAAAACAATAAAATAATCTATGACCACAAAAGAACAAATAATTGAAAAACTAAAAAACTGGCTGGAGAAAACAAAGATTTCGTACGATAAAGATATTGGAATAAATTGCTGGAATAAAGAATTCAAAAAATTAAGAGATGGAAACGACAAAGAAATCTATATTGTAGATTTTCAAACAGAAGATAAAATCGAATATGATGAAAATGGTGAAATTATTTCATTATTTGAAGGCATGTCTTGCTTTGCTTATTTTGATGCCGAAACATTAGAACTGCTTTATATAATGAAAAAGGCGGGATATATTGAAGCTGACGGTTCTTATTAATACATTAAAAATTCAATTTTCAATCTATTAAGAACCCGTTCTCTAGACTAGAAAAACGGGTGTTTTTTTATCATTTATTTTCATTTTTGTCTACAAAACAAAGTACTAAAACGCATAACCACCTCCACTTAAATCACTGATTAACAAAGTTATAATATTTCCACAACACACCGTTTCAGAGTATTTCCACAGTGCTCTTGAGATTAAATTCTTTTCTCAAAAAACATAAAAAATACATCTTCAGAATTTATCCAACGATCCGTTTTTAATCGTAAATAAGTTTTAATACCAGTATCATTTTATCGATAAAAAATACTCTGACCATTTTTCTAAACAGTCGGGACAGGATTTTTATGCTCAAAATCTAAAATCATTAATACCAATACATATGGATCAAACTACAAAAAAACACATTGATTTATTACATCCTTCAGTCAGGGAAGAAATGGCCAAAATCATCGAAGAATGTAATCTGGCTTTAACCGGAAGGGCAAAAGTTCGCATTACACAAAGTCTCAGAACTTTTCAGGAGCAGGAGGATCTTTATGCTTTTGGCCGCACCAAACCCGGAAAAAAAGTAACGAACGCTAAAGGAGGCCAATCCATTCACAATTATGGCTTTGCAGTCGATATCTGTTTAATTATCGACGGCAAAACCGCTTCCTGGGATACCGTAAAAGACTGGGACAACGACCAAATTTCGGACTGGCAGGAATGTGTCGAAATTTTTAAAAAATACAACTGGAACTGGGGCGGAGACTGGAAAACTTTTAAAGATCTTCCACACTTTGACAAAAAAGGGTACAGCGATTGGAAGGTGCTTAGCAAATTAAAGCGTGACCGAAAAAACTATGTAATCTTATACAAATAACGCAGATGAAACCTTTCAAATTAAAACATACAGCCCTCCTATTTGTTCTGACTTTTACCATTACCTCCTGTACTTCCATAAAAACAGCCCCATTCGACCTTTATTCTTATCAAAAAACAATTGCAGTAAAAGTCGAAACTATTAAGCTAATGGAGAAAGCTACTACCCCATATACGGTTCATAAAGTCGAAATAAACGCTTTCTTCCTTGACATTGAAAAGTTGACTGAATATGAAAAAAATAAACCCCATAACGAAATCACTTTTTCGATGTGGAAAATGCTAAACGATAAAGAAAAGAATCTTTTGGCTGGTTTTTTCAAACGATGGGAAACGAAAGGAGTTTTATCTCCTGCTTTTATACAAGAATCCGAAAAACAAGTTTTGCAAGCTCTCGATTTACTGATTCAATACGAAGCCAAAAAAGATAAAGAGTCAAAAGATGCTCTTTTATATTTAATCAACAGCAATACCTGAAACGATGCATAACGATACATTACTAGACCAATTAAAAAGTAAACTCAAAATTATTATAACAGAAAGTTATAAGGATAACAAATTCGAACTGGAGAAAGATCTGAACACTTTTTTAGAAATCTCCAGAGAGAAATTGGAACGCTGGCTCTTTCTTTTCTCCTCCGGAAATCTAACCGAAGAAGATTTAGAATGGCTGTTAAAAAGTCAATTCAATTTAATGGAATTTCAAACGCTTCAAGCAACCGGAATATCAAAAATAAAACTGAATGCTATTAAAAACAACATTCTAAAAATGATTTTTAAAGTACTTTTTGATCTGGTTATCCCACGGGGTTAAATCTTTGCATTTCTTTAAAAAAATAAAAACCAAAACACTGAAAATCAACAACATAAACCCAATAATCAACTTACTGAAACTACTGATTCACAAGCCTCAAAATCTTGGTAAAAGACAAATTCGGGCGTATTTTTACAGTATCAAATAAAAGGGCATTTTTTGAGTATGGCGCGCAGATTCAAAGGAGCTATTCATTAACAAAAAAAAACAAAAAGTAACTACATATGAGAGATTTTATCATAGAAGATGACTTGTTAATCACCAATGGAGATTTCTCCATTAAAAATGCAGATCAGCAAAACATAGAACATCTATTGCTAAGTCAAAAAGGAAGTTATAAAGAGTTTCCTATTCTTGGAGTAGGAATAAAAAAATACATTAATAGCCCGGATGCAACCTCCAGGTTAAGACTGGAAAACGAAATAGACAAACAATTATCGTATGACAACTTTCACGTAAAAAAACTAGATGTCAACGATTTACAAAACATTAAAATCGATGGAAACTATTAAACCACAAGAAAATCAAAACATTTTTGATGTCTCTTTACAGGAATACGGAAGTATTGAAAAAGTATTCGACCTTTTAGACGACAACGACAGATTTAACCTTACAGAAGACCTTTCTGTTTATGAAGATTTAAAAATAGGCCGCGAAGCTTTCAAAAAAGATATTGTAGAATATTACAATACCCGAAACTTAAAGCCTGCCACAGCTATTACAGAAGAAGAACAGTATTTACTGGATAATTTCTCCGGAATCGATTATATGATTATTGAAGACGATTTTATCATTTATTAGCAACTTTTTTAGGCCATAACAATCTGAAAAACAGCACAAAAGTTCAGATTATCAAACAAAAAGACCTATTCATTTCTCCTTTTAGAAGTCTCTAAAAAAAAACTACTTCTCTGTAGTATTTACAAATAACATAAACAATTATCTCTAAGCATATTACACATGTCTTACAGGCTAAACTATTTCAAAAAATTAAAATATGGCACGTACAATTGCTGAAATACAGAACGAAATTCTGATTGAGAAAGGAAAGCAATCTTCCTTAAACAACTTAACAGATTCAAAAACTGCTATTTGGAAACTTTGGATCAACATAGTCGCCACCGCTATCTGGATTCACGAAAAAATAGTAGAAAAAAATGCGCTGATCTCAAGACCGCATACCTTAAACTGGTACAGAAGCCAAGCCTTAAATTTTCATTACGGACTTACTTCAACCTCTGATTCCAACAGCAAAATACCATTCCTCTGGAAAGATGGTTCGTATCAGTTTGACACTACAGGTCTTGACGAAACAGAAATCGAAAAATTAAAAATAATCAAACATTGCGCAGTAAGCGAAATTGATCTGGAAACAGTACTCGATCCTACACAAAAGAAAGACCGCGAAACTATTTTTTCGGACTACTTCCGTAACAAAGTGGGGGTAGTATTTTTAAAAGTAGCCACGGTAAAAGGCGATAAAATCTCGAGAATTGATGTTCCTAATGAACTCTACGCCTTCAAAGAATATATGGCAAAAATTAAAGATGCAGGAAACCATATTCATATCTCTTCTGATAACGGTGATATCCTAAAATTAAACTTAACCGTTTATGTTGATCCTTTGAACATCTATATTGATCCGGCAAATCCTGCAAATCCAAAAAATGGTTCATTGATTCTGAACGAAAAGATATTTCCTGTACAAGATGCTGTCAAAGAGCATTTAAAAAGTATTGAGTTTAATGGCGCTTTTGTAAAAACCTATTTTGTCGATGCTTTGCAGAATACGCCGGGCATTAAAATCCCAGTTGTAAATAAAGTCGAAACCAGCTGGGCTAAAAATCCAAATGACCAACTAAGCCCTCCTTTAGAAGATGTTACTAAAACGGAATACTTTATCCCTAACTCAGGCTATTTTGATCTGGATGCCCTAGAGATACAGGTAAATTATATTCCTTATACATTTTACCGAGACAAACAATAGCCTAATACCAATACTATGAATAAATACACTGTTTTAAAATGGGAAAAGCTACTATTATGGCTCATTCCGCCGGTTGTCAGAAAAAAAACGCATCTCGAATGGCTCAATGTTTTACTGGCTCCTCTTCGTACGATTTATGAAGAGATATTATACAAAATGCAGCATACAGGGCAGGTCATTTATCTGGAAAAAGTACTCAACGACGCTTTTAATCCCACAAAAAATTACGATCCCAACCTAAGTATGGAACAAAAGCGATTAGAAGAACTAATTTACATCGATGAATCTATCAAGCCCGCTATTCAATATGTCTATCTCCACAAAGAATACTACGAACCGGATATTACTTTGCCCGACAAAAAGGTAAAAAAAGGAGCTTTAATGATTCCGCAATTAAACATTTTTAATAATAATGAGCTTAAAAACAGAGACAACAAACCTGTTTATCTCGCACATCGCAAAGATTATACTAAAGTAAATTATGCCAATTTCAGGATATTTATACCTAAACACTTAATAAAAAGCGGAACTATAGAAATACTGCCTAATAAAGACGTAGAGTTGTCAAAAACTACCGCTATTCAGGTAACTGACACCGCATACCACAACTTACTCAATTTCTATAAACTGGCCGGAAAAAGCTACGAAAGCTATAGTTATGTACAGGAAATCATGGATTAAAAAATCGCTCCAAAAAACTATTGACGATTAACTAAATCAATGACATTAAAACAAATAAACAACATACGTTAAAACAAATAAAAAATGAAACAAATAAATTTTAGCCATGAAGGAGGTTTTCCTCTTGAACAGGAAACTTTAGAAAGACTTCAGAACGCCTACAGAACGGAGTTATTTGGAGCTTTAAAAGCGCATTTTGGCGTTGCAATCGGTGAAAATTGTATTATCGCCGAACCAACAGCCAATAGAGACGGTTGGGCTATAGTACATGATGAAAAGGATTTTTTAAAAGAAGGAGTTTTATATCCTATCCGAAATACGACTGTAACAAGCTATCTAAAAACAATTCGAACAGGCACAAACCTGGTTTACGGAACAGGAAGATCTCAAACTGCTTATTTTGATTTTGAAGCCGTGTATATTGAATTACCAGAATATACTGCTGGTAAAGCAACTCCTGAAATTGACACAGATGACCTAAAAGTAAGATATTATCAGTTGAAAGATTTTAGAACGATTAAAGATATTCCTGCTGTCGAACGTATTTTGAAAACACTTCAGGATCAAATTGATGCAAATAAAGAAAAAATTCTAAAAGCAACTGATGATATTGCAGAAATTAATAAATATTTTCCCGGTATCAAAACAGACGTTACTAATCTTAAGTCAGACGTCATCAATATTAAAAAAGAATATCTTCCTATAGACGGCTCAAAAGCCATGACCGGAAATCTAACGGTAGAGGGAAAAGTATATTTAAAGCAGACCGGCAAGGAAAATCCTGATGGTTCTATATTAGTACTGGACAGTTCAAATCAGGTTATTAAAAGCAATACCTTAATCAGTCGTTTACTTGAGCGTGTTGCAAAATTAGAAGAGAAAAAACCAGTTGAATCCCCCATACCAAAAGGAATGATTGCCATTTGGGGACGACCTGCTGCTGAAATTCCCGAAGGCTGGCAAGAATATGCTCCTTTGAGAGGAAGAATGCCTGTAGGATTTGATCTCACTCAGTCAGAATTCAATCGAATTGAAAAGCAAAGTGGTGAAAAAAATAAAACCTTACTAATTGAAGAAATGCCTCCACATAGTCATGGTTTACCTATTGATGGAGGTGGGACAACTGACATGCCAACATTAAGCGGCTCACGTAATAATGATGAAAAAATATCTGATGTTTATAAAACTGGTCCAAGTGGAGAAGGCAAAGCTTTCTCTCTTCTAAATCCTTATAGCGTAGTTCACTTCATCGAGTATACAGGGCTGCCAAGAGATACAACAAAACCAACGCCTCCAACAAATCTAACCGTAACAAAAGTTACCAGTTCAAGTATATCTCTAGGCTGGACAAAAGCCACTGACAATGTAGCGGTAACTGACTACTTAGTATCTATAGACGAGGGTGACTATATTTCACTAGGCGACGTTGATAAATATATTGCTACTAATTTAACTCCGGAAAAATCCTATACTTTTAAAGTTTTTGCAAAAGATGCCGCAGGAAATATTTCAGATGGCAGTGCAATTACTAAAGTTACTCCTAAGGCAATTCCTGTGCCAACCCTTTTACCCATTGAAATCCAAGGCAATGAGGTTGTTATTAAATGGAATCGTATAGAAAGTTACACCCCTATTAGTTATAGATTAATTAGACGAATAGCAGACAAAACTGATGATACTCCCGCAGAATTTGCTGACATAAAATCTACCAGTCAAACAGACTATTATGGTGGAAATCAGAAAGTATATACCTATTATTACAAAGTACAAGCATTAGGTGAAGATGGGAATGAGTCTCAATTTAGTGAAGAAACTAGTAAAATTGTACCCCCGTATGATCCTAACTGTTTCTATATAGAATCTCCTGTAACAATGGCATCAGGGCAAACCAAAAAGCTAAAAAATATTGTCATTGGTGATAAACTCCAGGGATTCTCCTTCCCAAATGAGATTGACGAGTCTGAGGGCGATTATATGACATGGAACGGAAAATTAAATGAAGCCGCCAAGGCGGAGGTAACTGTAACTGATAAAAGGACAAGTATCCAACCCAATTATTATGAAATTAAAACCCCAGATACCACAATTAAAGTTACTGGAGAACATCCACTTTTGGTAACTGAAGATGGTGAAAATCTAAAATGGACGCGTGCTAAAAATGTACAGCAAACGATGTTATTGATTGACAAACTCGGAAAAACCATACCTATTGAATCGATTGTATTCAAAGAAGAACCTCTTGAAGTAGCTCTTCTGGATGTCGAAAATGTAGACAATTATGTTATTTCAGGAATCGTTGCTCACAATACAAAAGTTGATCCACTAGAATAAACCTTATTACTCTTTTGGGGGAATATATCCCCCAAAAGATTCCTCATCTCTCCTTTTTAACCTAAACTAACGCTATGAAAATTGTAAAATTTATTTTTACCGCTTTGGCATTGCTGTGGCTTTTTATAACCATCCTGATCACGGCACAAGTAGCCATCCTTATACTACCAATCCTTTTTATTTCGAAAAAACATTACACCGAATGGATCCTCTTTACATTTGCCTTAATCTGCTCTTTTGGCGTTTACCCCATTTCTTTTATCTATGCCGCCATCAAATGGAAAGGCTTTCTAAATTATTTAAGAAAACTCAGCTTAAGTATTGATATCTCAGGAAATATGGTCGCCGGGGCCTTATTGAACGACAACTTTATTGCGAGCAATTCCGTCCATAAATTTGGCGTTGTTCAGGAAACGATCAGCGACAATTTAGGCGAAAACGAAAGAGACAATACCTTATCCGTTTTCGGAAAGAGATTTACCAACCTGCTTGGCGTAATTGATTTTGATCACGCCAAAAAGTCTATAGTAGAAGATTAATTCAACCCTAAACCTATGATGATGCATAGAATTACAGAATATTCAAATGAATTAAAATTATTGCTTTATGGAATTTTTATTTACCTGGAAATGGATGCAGAAATTGTGAAAGTGCTGTTTTATTTAATGGTATTGGATACTTTTTTAGGCATTGTCAAAACCATTGTATTGAATAATCCTTTTAGCTTTAAAAAACTGGCTCTGGGATTTGTATCCAAACTGGCCGTATTGTTGATTCCAACAGCTCTGGCCTTAATGAGCAAAGGACTCAATTACAACTTCAAATGGTTTGTCACCATTGTAATGGATTTACTGATCGTAAGCGATGGCATTTCAATCATCAGCAATATAATAGCGATAAAAACAAAAAAAGAAGTAGAGAATTTCGATGCCATGACTTTGATTTTGAAGTCGATCAGAAATCGTTTGATACAGCTTTTCAAGAGAATTTTGATTACAATTGACCCCAGATACCATGTTGAAGAATAATCCAATACACTTTTAAGCAGAAAAAAAATAAAACAAATTATAATGGCAACAAATATAAATACTATTCTGAGCTGGTTCAAAACCAGATCAAAGCCTACACAAAAGCAATTCCACGCTACATGGTTAAGCTTTTGGCATAAAGATGAGCAGATTCCACAGGCCTCTATTTCTAATTTGACCACAACTTTAGACGCAAAAACGGATCAATCTCAGTTTCACGCTCATATCACAGACGATAATGCTCATCTTGCAGCCTTTGAAAAAAAATTAGACAAAGGCGATTACAACGGAACAGCGCAACATTTAAAAAATGATATTGATTCTGTAGAACAAAATTTGCTTGAGAATTACTATACGATTCCAAAAATAGATAGTAAAATTTCTGAAAAACAAGATGTGCTAACCGATGTAAACTTTGGCACATTCCAAAACACATTAACAACAGTAAGCTCAATTTCTGACACTGATAAAATTCACTTTCTAGCTGGTAAATTAACCCGTATAATCTCGTGGACAAACTTTAAAAATTTGTTCAAAACAATAAACGGGAATTCCATTTTTGGTACTGGCGATGTAACTTTAGGAGACATGTCAACTGATACAGACCAATCTGTATCAGGAATCAAAACTTTTCTAAATGGAAAATTTGGTCTGAGAAATGTCGCTAATACTTTTTCTTCTTTCTTTACAAATATTAATACCGCTTCTAGAACATACACCTTACCTGACAAAAGTGGAACGATAGCATTGACATCTGATATGCCTACAAATATTGTAAATAATGGCATTCAAAATTTCCTGGGAAAATACAATAACAGTAACGGTATAGTTCCTTGTAGGATTAATGATGACGGTACGAGAATTGGGATTAATAATACAAAACCATACTCAAAAGATTTTGAATTCGGAAATAATGCCAATTTTGAACTTGGGGTTAGACAATCTGATACATATAATATCGGAAGAGATTTAATTGTCTCGGCTGGCAGGACTATAAATTTTGTCGAAAGCTCAGAATTTATCGCTTTAAATCAATCTTTTCGACCATGGTATCAAATGGCTGTAAATTCAAATACAGGAAATGTTTATGCTTGTGGCTACACACATGGTTTATACAAGCAAACGGCTGGATCGGGAGATTTTCATTCGATAGCTTTCACGGGTCAACTTTTACTAGGAGTAACAGTAAATTCTTCAAACAATGATGTCTATGCTTCTATTATAAATGGCGATATATATAAACAAACAGGTGGTATAGGGCCCTTCGAACCAATAGGAGCGGGAAATAGGCAATGGTGGAGTATTGCAGTAAATTCATCAAACAATGACGTGTATGCCGTTGTTTATGGAGGTGATATTTACAAACAGACGGGAGGTACAGGACCATTTGTCGCTGTAGGGGCAGGAAATAGAATATGGCATAGCATTGCGATAAATTCGTCAAACAATGATGTGTATGCTGTTGTAGTGGGTAGCGAAATTTTAAAACAGACGGGAGGTTCCGGTACATTTAATTCCTTAGGTCAACCTCCTAGAACTTGGAAAGCAATCACGGTTAACTCGATGACAAATGATGTTTTTGCCGCTGATGGTGGGGGTGATATATATAAACAAACAAATGGCACTGGAAATTTTATTGCACAAGGTCTAACAGCTAGAAACTGGAATGGTATAGCTGTACACTCAATTACAGGTGATATTTATGCTTCCGTTCATACTGAAGATATCTATAAACAAATAAACCAAGCAACAGGAAATCCTAATCTTGACGGTGGCATTCTAAAATTAAAAGCTGGTACTGGAAAGGGCTCTGGTGAAAGTCGTCAAGAATTTTACACTGGTCAAAAAACGATTTCCGGAACTAATATGCAAGCAGAAACATTACGATTTTACATAGACGAAAACGGATTTTTTGTTTATTTAACTCCTCCAATTTATACAAGTGATGCAGCCGCAGATGAGGACACTAATCTTCCTTCAGGCGCGTATTATAAAATAACCGGAGATCGCACGCTTTTTCAAAAACCTTAA